AATACAATTTTTAGTAAATATAAATACTCTAAAATGTCTATTTAATAATGATATTTTAGAGTATTTTTTTAATGTTAATCATTACAACAAACAGAAAAACAAAGAGGTCAGTATTTAAAATTTTAAACAAATTTAGCATTGTAATTTGCCAAATTTAATAAATTTGTAAAATTATTTTTAACTATAAAAAAAAATATGTGTTATAATATTAAATATATGGGGATGTAAAGGATTCGACAGGGTTTTGAAGTATAAGGCTGCGTGTCGTGCCAAAGTCTCTTGAACACGTTAATCACGAGGGACACTAAAGTTAAACGCAGAAGATAATTTTGCACTAGCTGCCTAGTTGCAGCTCGTCTTGCCCTTGACCCCTGCGACTTGGGATAAGGCGTCGATAGCAGGCCACCTTGTAAATAGATAATCGGGATTTACACTGCATCAATTCGATTGTAGCTTTGCAAAAGTTTTGATACTAAGCACTCTTGCAATAGCGAAACTCAACTTAGTATCTACACACGTAGAGGCTTTATGTGGAAAGATTTTGGACACGGGTTCAACTCCCGTCATCTCCACCAGATTGTGCAAATCCGAACTCTGTATTAGACACTTTATTTTTCGTCAAACATTGTTTTGGATTTGTTTTTATAATGGAAGAAGTCTAATTATGGGCTTCTTCTTTTTTATTGCTTTTTAAGTTAAGAACAGCAGCTTGGATAATTTTTTCAATTTCTTCGGCGTTCAAGGTAAAGCCTTTACTTTGTAAGAATTTCAAAACATCTTTTTTCTTTTCCTTTCCTCTACCTGAGCCTGCGTAAATTTGCTCTGCCGCTTCTACTGCGATGTTGACCCAAAATCTAATGTTTTCAAGTTTCTCCGCATCAATCTTAGTTTTGAGATATGATACGAGGAAAGCTGATACCATCGAGATGATAAGAGTTAAAACCGCTACTACAACCTGTGTTAAATCAACCATTATAATATCCTCCTTTTTCTGTAAACGATTCGCCCGTAGGTTCAACCTTATACTGCTTCATAAGTTTGATACGGTTCTCAACTTTAGCTTTTGCGTAATAAAATCCTGTTCCGGTAGCCGTTTCAGCAGCTACTGCCGGTATCAGATATGAGAGGGGGGTTAAATCGTTGGTTCTCCATATCATAATGAATGTAAAGATAATGACCGCTACATTCACAACCGCTGCAACGACTAAAATTTTCTTAGAAAACTCTATAGGGCGATTTTTCTTACGCATTAGACTTTCTTCACATAGTCAAGCGAAATCCAGCCAGCCCCGGATTTAAGTTTTCCCCACTTGGAAGCCCCTGTTCCATTACTTTCTCCGACAATGGTATATACGCCTTTGTCTTTGATTGCACCAACGATAGCATAGTTTGTTCCTGCACCTTTACGAATATTTAGAGAATCAGCAAGAACTCTAACTAAATAAGGCTTAAATATTTTATCAGTAGGCAGTACAGGTGGTTTGTTTTCTGTAATTGTTCCACCAAGTCTTTTTGTAACTTCTGTGGCAAGATTACCAAGTCTTGAATAGAGCCAATCTCCCGGACACGATTTTGCAGCAAACCATCTGTGGACAGTTATAACCATTTCATCATTCTTAGGTTTATAAGATAACGATTTATTTTTATCTCCAAACCATAAGAGTTTCTTCTTACCATGTCTTTTACAAATATCAACGCAAAGATTGATGAGAGATTGATATACGGCATTTGTCATCGCATAAGGGTGTGCTGTATCTGACGCACATTCTATTGTAATAGCACGATTGTCATTTTCGGCACTTGAGGAACACCAGCTTCTATCGTTTTCATCAACGGAAAGTCCGATGTCTCCATTTTTACCGATAACATAGTTTGAAGAACACTGTCTGCCTGTTGTTGCAAAATAATCACAACTATGTTTTGCCGACCACTGACCTACTATACAGTGTGGGGTAATACGGTCAATAGAGTGATTTCTTGGACTACTCTTATTAGATGTAATCCTTGTGTAGCTCGAAAGTGAACTTTTTCCCATTTTTACTTCCTCCTTTTTGTCATACTTTGTTAAATTGTATTGCTTTATAATATTCATCAGATTGTCTACATATTTGTGTGATGTTGCATACCCATCTGACTTTATATTATCGAGATATTTTTTAGGGTCTGTTACCCCTTTGAGATTGGCGTAATTAAAAATATTGATGAAGTCGAAATATCCGATTACACCATTTTCCATATCTTTGAACTTACACCAATTCATTTGTGAAGCCGTATAACTTCCGTCTTTATTTTGCTCCGTTCCTACTTTTCCATAAACACCTATGCAAGTTTTACATCTCCCTTGTCGATATTTTAGACCAAAATAATTGTGAGCATTTTTAGCAAGTTCCGATGTTCCGAAGCCACTCTCCAATATCGCCTGAGCAATGATAGGAGAGTGTACTTTAATACCATACTTAGGTGCGTATTTAGAAACATATTCAGCAATTTTACTTATGAAAATATCTTTACTCACGCTCTATCCTCCAATGTACATAATGGTAATTTATCAATTTCTTTCATTATTTTTTCTGCCGTTCCATTACCTCCGAGTTTCTTATAAGGGATAAACAAGTAATCGTGCAGATTTTCGTAGTCATCTTTTGAAATACAACCCTCTTTGATGTATTCAGAACCTAAATGACATATCCTGTCGTGTCCTAAACCCTTTAACATCTGTGTCTCCGCACTATCCTTATTATCTCTCCTCTGAATAATGTAGGTTAGAAAAGCCCAAAATCCACCACTGGCAAATATTGCTCCGACCATATTCATTATCAATGTTTGCTCTGAAATCATTAGCTTGCTTCCTCCGTGTTTGCATATTTTTCGTCTGTGATGTACTCATACTCTGTTTCTGTAATTGTACCTTTTGTAACTCTTTTTCCAATTTGTTCTTTTGTCAATCGTCCTCTAAGATACAATCGCTTCAAACTTTCTACCAATGTACTCATTATAAAATACCTCCCTGTATCAGTTCTTCTGTATATTCATCAATAGCTGTAGTTTTTGCTGTAATATAAAGTGTAGCTCTTGGGTCAATTTCTAAAGTTCTACCGGTCGTTAGCCAATCTGAAAAATTGTTCTGTATGTTTTCTGAAAGATTTTCTGTATCATCGAGTACGAACAAATACTCATCGTATTCAAATCCTGAAATCACTTCGCCGGTTTCCTCGTTCTTTTCTTCATAGGGTTTAATATTCTCCCTAAGCCTAACTTCAACTTTTCCTACCTCTCCACCAAAGGGTTCAATACTGCATACATTGGGAGAGATGTCTCCTTTTACTCTCATTTCTGATAACCTCCTTTAATTTTTCAATATTTATCGTGTCATAATACTTCTTTTTAAGACCCGCTGATTTCGTATGTTTGAAACAGGCACATCTTGAGAGAAATCCTGCCGCAGTTCGATACGAGATTGGTTTGTTCTTTCTTATAAGTTTTTGTATGTATCTACTTTGTCTCATAAGGGCTAATGCTTGTCTTTTTCGGATTGTAGTAAATCCTCTGCCGAAACATCTACCTACAAAATCAATCTTACGACCTTTGTTATTCTCTTGAATACGAAACAACTGATAATTGCCTTTAAGTTTTACTCCAAGTTTTTCAACAAAGTTCTTGATAGAATGGGGGAGAAATCCCCCATACCCCCTTAGGAGGGCTTATAAAGTAGGCGAGAGCCGATGCCCGAGCTCGTGTCAAACGACGAAAGGCACAAGTGAGCAAAGAACATACCGCAAAAAGAACCATGGCTCCAAGCACCGCCACGACAGCCCACAAACCAACCTCTTGAAGAAGCATAAACATGGTCTGAATAATATGTGCTTTCAGAACCACCACTCGTTGCTGAAGGTAGCATAGCCCAAGGTAGTGTTCCATCTATACCTTCAGATGTAATCCAAGCATTGTTTGTTACACCCTTGTAGCTTAACTTCGTGTAATTACTACTTGTATCATCTGCGTATTTGCTTGGGTCTGTGCAAACATAATACTCTCCGTTATTTATGTTTATTCCATCTACCAATTCCCAAACATTACCCCATATTCCTTCGATACCTCTGTAGATAACATCAACTTTACCATCAGTACCGGCAGGTCTACCTGTAAGCCCCGGAACATTGTCACAAGTTCCTGACGAGATAGCAGACGAGTTATCATCGCAATACCCTATACCTATTGCACTTTGCGAATTATTTGTAGCAAATTCAACCAAGTACAACATCTGTATTGCCGATTCAGTAACTAAATCGATAATTCCCCAACCTGTACCTTTGGTTTTTGCATTACTTCTCATAGTAGCTCTTGTTTGATTCGCCGTTGGGGCTGCATTTTTCACGGATTTATTGTTACTTGATGTTTTATAAGCTCCTACAAAACTACCTGAACCGGGGTGTTTCACAAAACCTTGTGTTGCCTTATCTGCTATTTGAATGGTTTCAATTCCATTTTGCACAGAGCGATTGAACCAAAACTCAGGTATTTTTACCATTACATCGCCCGTTGAAAGTGTTTGTCTTGTCATTTCAGACCAAGGGTAGCAATTATTAAAATTACTGTTACCCGGTTGTGTTCCTACAGAAGCGGTTGCTGTTTTACCGATAGCGTCATCAGTTCTTGTCCAATTTGGAGACGATGACGACACATTACGAGATATTCCATATATCTTTACAAAAGATAATTCAGCCGATTTAGTCTGTCCTGTAGCTGTAATAGAAACTGTTGTTGAAACAGAATCCCCACTCTTGGTTGCAGTGATAGTCCAAATGCCGCTTTTATGAACCTTGAAAGAATGATTTCCTGATGTTGTCGGAGCTATATAAATGATATCTCCATTTACGCATTTAACCGTAGCTCCTATAGGGTAGGTTACATTGATTGTGGAAGTAAAATATGAATAAGCTCCTGTATAAGAACTACTTCCACCTGCAACAGATGTCTTTGGAGATGTATTACTTGGTTTTGAATACCCATCGACAGTTCCATATTCTATATGATACCTATGTCCTGTTGTAACAGTAAATGTCGCTATTCTTTTTATCGCTGATAATGTAGCACTTTGAGTAGAAGATGAGCTTGTTTCATCAACACATTTCACTTCAACATTTCCAAAAGCGGAGGTGTCATCAATAGTAATATTTACAGTAACACTTTCTCCATTAGAAGGAACAGCTGTTTCACGATTTACTTCATTAGAAGAAGTATTGTAAACGCCCTGAGTTGAAAAAGGAAAAGCAGAGAAGTAGTATGTTTTACCTTCAATCAATCCTTCAACAATAAAATTGTCTGTATTATATTTTCCAAGTTCAGTGTTTACTAATACAAGGTCTCCATCGTTTGGTGTAGCCGGAAAACCTGTTTCTGACTTTCTTATCATTACTCCACCTACAGAGCAAATAAGGTTGTTGTCCAAATAACTATCTTCCGGTTCTAAAAAAGTTAAACCTATTGTTGTACTCGATAAAGGAATAGCCACAAATTTCCTCATATTATTTGGCTGTTGTCCTGTTTTCTGTAGAATATTATCTACAATCCATTTAGCTTCTGCCCAACTCATTATTCCACTACCTCCTTAATGTTTTTACCACCATTCAAAAATGTAATTGTCTTAGTCAAATTTAAGACTTCATTTACATATAATTTTTGAACGATTGTTGTGTCCGAAATAAATTCGGTAACTATTTTCTTATCATTTACTTTTTCCGTGATAGTTTTTCCGTCAGTAGAGAAAGTAATATCATTTGGTAAAAATCCATCTATCTTTGTACCCAATGTTTCAATTTGTTTCTGTAAGTTTCCGGCTACATCTCCTGATAACTGAGCCTTGATATCTGAAAACCACAAATCAAACAATGCTTTTTGCTGATTCTCATATATGCTCATTCTTTGCTGATAATTGCTCTCTATTTCGGTTAAAGAAGAATTACCTTGCTGCTTCAAATCATCTAAATGCCCTTTGAATAAATCATAATCTGAATCAGTTTTATGTGTTATATCTGTGATAACCTCATCTTTAGCATTGATAAACAACTGCCTTTGATTGTTGAAAAAAGTTTGGAACTCTGTATATAGATTCGTTCCGTTTTCCAACTTTGTCATAATGTAATTGATGGCTTCGTTTATCTGATTTGCTTCTTTTGCACCAAAAAAGGATTGCTCTTTGTAAGTATAATGAGTATCATCTCTAAACGATATTGTGCCGTCATCATTGTCGATTTGAGTGTATCTTTTTAGTCCACTCCAAACTATGTCTTTATAATTTGTTGGTAATATCGCCCAAGCCATTTATAAACCTCCTCTCGTTCCTAAATTAAATGTAAAATGCCTTCTCCCATCTGCTTGATTCATAAACTTACCGTACAAATCGAAGATAGCATTTTCAAGCCTATTTAATTCTTTGTAAGTCATTGTGTTACCATTATCTTTGTAAATCACTTTTTCTCCATACGCTGCGTTCAAAGTCTTTTGGTTTATCGTTTCAAAATTGCTTTCTAAGAGATTGATTTCATCGGCATAGAAGTAATCCTTGTAAGTTTTATCAATCCCAACTGAAGAAATGTTAAACTCCTTGTATAACTTGACAGAAAGCCCCCTCAGGTAAACTAAATTGTTTTTAATCCTGTTGAAATCCTCAGCATTAAAGTAATCATCTTTGTTCCAATCTGTCTTAGGTTGTTTCCACATTTTTATCCTCCAATTCTTCGAGCTGTAACTCTACCTGAGAATGATTGCTTGAATTTCAAAGTATGTCTGTAAATATTTACTTTCATATTGTCGTGAAATTCATTTTCCTGATAGACAATGTCTGTTGCGTCTATTTCAGGATTTCCTCTTGTATCATATTCATACTCAATACCGGCTGTATAATAATTGCCAAGCCAATTCGCAAGTTCATTAGCCATTGTCATATTGCTAATTAGTGGATTTTTCCATTTGATAGTTTTACCTCTTGAGTTTAAGTGCTTTGTAGCATATCGTTCTATAATTTTATAGCGATAACCTTGTATCTCAAGTTTGTATGAACCTGTGACTTTGTATCTCACGGTTACATAATAGTTGCCCCAATCAATCACATCTGCTAATCCTGTTTGCTCATTGAGTTTTACAAAATAACCATAAGATGGGTCTTGGATATAGAATGTTTCTATTTGCCCTATAGTTATGTCTACATCTTCGTAAACAAGATTTTCTTCCTTATTGTTTCTTTGAAAAGTGTAACAAGGTACGATTACCTCTTTTACAAGCTCCTGTTTTATTGCTTTAGGAGATGACGTCATATCTAATCTACTCATTGTAAAATCGGCTACATCGCTTAAACTGAAATGATTTAGAGTTATCCTATTATATGGTATCTCAGTTTCGATAAACTCAATCTGAATTTTATTACAATCGTCAAAATCCCTCAAAACCACCATAGTTTTATCTATTTCATCACTTTTAATAACATACTCATTGACCTGCACTCCCTCATTGTAGCTTCTGATAATGAACCTCTTTGGTAGATTTTGCCCGAAAACAAGTTTCATTCCGTGATATGCTCTAACACCTTCCATTGAGAAAGTGATAATAGGATTATTTGCAAACAGACAATTATCAGCAGATATTTCGCTCGAAATATAACCCGTTTCTAATTCAGCAATACCTGTTCGTGGTATGAAAAACATTGTTCCATCTGTTTTAGTGTAGTTTTTAGCAAGAGTGCCATATTCGACTTTCTCACTATCTTTAGTTATATTTGTTGCTTTGGAGAAAGAAGTTTCGCCATTGGTAGTAATAGTAACCTCAGGAATGAAATTCGACTTAATTTGTATTTCTCCAAATCTTGACTGAGCAAGGGTACATCTACAAGCATTTGCAATAATTTGCAAGGCTTCTTTATGTTTTACACGAGGAATCGGATTCTTGGTGTAAAGGTTTTTAAGTCTTGGGTCAATATAATATTTTGTTATCCCAACGTCCATTAGAACTTCTTGAGCCAAAATGTAATAATTTTTATCACTTTCACTATACAGACCTTTAGTGTACTCTGAATCCATATTTCGGAAGATGTCTTGACACCTTATAGTAGCTGTATTATCATCACTTTCCCAAGCTGAACAAAGAAGATGATTTCCTTGAATCCACTCAATTTTGTCCGAATTAGGCAACTGATAACCGTACATTATATCCATTTCTTGCCCTGTTTCAAGGTAATTTATAGCTGAATTAGGATTGTCTACATTAAAATAGTGGTCGTAGTTTTTAAGTTGCACTGAGAAGTCCACTTGAGGAATATCTGCACCTATTGGCGATACATAACTATCAAGAGATGAATCCAATACTGAATCATTATAGTAGACTAATCCGTAACCAAATTTAATTGCATATATTCTAAGCCTACTGTTAGGATTCTTCATTTTGTAAAATACAAATCTTACAGATGTAGTATCTTGTAAAACTTCTTCCGTAGTCCATTCTGATTTTGTATTATCTCTGAATTGAATAGTCTGACCGGTACTACCTATTGCATCAAAGTCAATAGGGTAATTGTCTCCGAAAAGAATAGTCAATCCTTTGAAATCAGTTTCTATTGTATTTAGATTTATGATTACTTCACAAAGAGCTTCGGTAAGTAGTTTATTAGAGACCAAGCCTGTATTGTAATATCCACCTACATTTTCACGAGGTAAGAAATACATAGAACCATCAACTTTTGTGAAATTCTCCTCAAGTGTGGCATATATTGTGTCATCGTTACGCTCTCCGAATAAATCTAAATTTGAATAATAAGAGTAATCCCCATTGTTGATAGAAGCCTTTGCCTGAGCTTCTTGATTGACAAGTCCGAAAGAGAGCATTATAAACGCTCTCTCTCGGAGAGGAGATTTCATACTCTGCTTATAAGTCTTAGAAACTTTCTGCATTTATTTTCCCTCCCCTGTGTCAATCAAATTCACTTTACAATTTCTGTAATGAGTTGGTCTACCACTCCCATCAACCCAATATGGTTCGCCTGTTCTATCCCCACAGTACATTTTCAATGTCTTACTAGAATTAGATACAGGGTCGTTAAATGTTACATTTACGAAAAAATCGCTTAATGCTGAGAGTATTCCTTCCCATTCATCAGCTGTTAGCCACGCCCATTCAAGTCCGTCAATTTTATATTGGTCTCTACCGACCCTTTGACCGACTACTGAGCCGTTAGCGTTTCTACCTGCATTTACTACCGTAGTTACGACTACGCTTACACCTCTTTTAGGAGGTGGTAATTGATAACCGTTTATTGCAATATAAGACATTTACCACCACCTCCTTATTCTGCAAATACGAACCCATTTGCTCTCTGTTGTGTTACAACAGCGTCCGTAATAGTTCTGTTTCCAATTTGAACAACTGTTTGTTCTTCCTTATCAGCCTGTCTCTTAGTGTCAGTTGCTATTTCCTTCAGAGTAGGTTCTACATATTCTCTATAGAACTCTTTCATAGTGCGAGCCATAGATTCATCTGACAACGAGTGATTGTACGCTCTTTGCGAATCATCATACACGAATTGAGCTAATGAGTTTGTAGGGTCATAACCACCTGTATTAACGATGGCTGAGTTCAGTACATCAGTGTTTAATAGTACAGAGCGTATAATCGCATTAGCACTTATACCTATTTGACTATTGATAGCTCTAAAATATCCTGCGAACTGAGCCATACCTGAAATCACGGCACTTCTCATAGCAAGTTTAATTTGAGATTGATTTAGAACTTCGGTCTGTCCATTGATATGTCCGACCATCTCTGTTCCTGCTTCTCCGGCTACGAACAAAGAACCGTGAAGCCTTGCATTTGAAGTTCCGTTTGCATACATAGGGATTGAGTTCCAAGAACCACTTTTTCCGTCTGAACCGATGTAACCACCTTTAGCAAACATCTTGAACCCGTGTCCGGTGTTGTATCCTCCGGTAGATAAACCGAAGAAACCTTTGATAGATTTCCAACCATCTTTGAATAGCGAAATACCGACTGAAACCTTATCGCCTATCCACGAGCTTAAAGATGTCCAACCACTTTTGAATAGTGAAATTCCTGTTGGCACAATGTGGTCTCCAATCCAACTTTTCACTGTATTCCAACCTGACTTAATCAAGCTGATACCTTGTGAAATAACAGGAATATTACCAATCCAATTTTTGACTGTAGTCCACCCCGACTTCAAGAGTGATATTCCTTGAGATAGTATTGGAATGTCGCCAACCCAATTTTTGACTGTAGTCCAACCACTTTTTATCAGATTGATGGCTTGAGATAGGGTAGGAATGTTACCAATCCAATTCTTAACCGTAGTCCACCCCGACTTTAGTAAACCTATCCCTTGTGAAAGAGTAGGAATGTTGCCTATCCAATTCTTTACATTCTGCCAACCTGACTTCAATAGTGATATTCCTTGAGATAGGGTAGGGACATTACCAACCCAACCTTTTACTGTTTGCCAACCTGATTTCAAAAGACCTATTCCTTGCTTCACAATCGGAATATCACCAACCCAATCTTTTACAGACTTCCAACCTGATTTAGCAAGGTCTATTCCTTGTTTTACAAGAGGTAAGTTCCCAATCCAACTTGTAACTGAGTTCCAGCCACTTTTAACAAGTTGAACGCCTGTCTCTAAACTAAGTCCATCTTTTGTGTTTTCAGACCACCAGCTTTTAGCATTACTCCACCATTCCGAAGCTGTATTTTTCAATTTAATTGCAAATTCAGGAATAGGGGTTTTATCAATAGCTTTTGTTATCGGAGAAACAATGTTATTACTAACCCAAGATTTAGCGTTTGAGAAGCAACTCCCAAGCCCATCTAAGAAACTTTTTCCCCATTCAGTAGCGGTATCTGCTATATTGTCTATAGCATTTTTACCATCTTTACCTTTTACAAAAAACTCTTTAACACCACCAGCCCACTCTGATATTGTATTTCCTGCTTGGCTGAGTTTGTCTCCGACCCAATCCTTAAACTCTCCGAATTTATTAGCAATGGCATTGAGACCTTCTCCAACTTTTGTAACTATGGCGTCCCAATTTAGAGCTATTCCGGAAACAAGAGAACCTGCTCCTGCTGCTATAAGTGCCGCACCGAGAGGTATTCCAACACCGGTTAAGCAGAGAATTACTCCAAGAGCCAAAGAAGCGGCGCCCGCAATAATCCCTATCTCTTTTAATACTTTTTTTACTTTTTCAGTTAGCGAATCCCAATTAAGTGCAACACCTGATATAAGTGATGTAGCCCCAGCTGCCATTAAGCCAATTCCTACAGGTAGAGCAACACCTGTGAAAGCAAGTACCGCACCTAATGCCAATAATGATACACCCATTGCTATGCCGATTTCTTTAAGCACTTTCTTTACCTTTTCCGTAATAGAACTCCAATTCAAAGCAGCCGTGCTGACAATTCCTATAACCCCTGCTGCTATCATTGAAATACCAAGAGGTGTCGCCACGCCCGTGAAAGCAAGTACAGCACCTATTCCAATCAATGCTCCGCTTACTAATGCTGTTATTGTAGCAATAGATTTTTTCAAATCTCCTGTTAAGCTATTCCAATTTAACGCAACCGCCGAAACAAGTGAGATTGCCCCTGCTGCTATCATAGCGACACCGAGAGGAACATTTGCACCTGTTAAAGCGAGAATAGCACCAAATGTCAATAATGCACCACCTACGATTGCTTCAAGCGTACCAATAGCTTTCCTCATAGGTTCGGACATACTATCCCAATTAAGTCCTATAGCTGTGGCTAATCCCACAGCACCAGCAAGCATTAAAGCTATACCAAGAGGTACATTTGCTCCTGTAAAAACCATCAAAGCACCAACCGCAAGCAACGCACCACTTACGATACTTGTTAGGATTGATAGGGCGTTCATCAAGTCCTTATTTAAGAACTTCCAATTTATAATAGCAGCCGTTGCTAAAGAAACCGCACCTACTATCATTAAACCTATACCAAGAGGTACATTTGCTCCCGATAGAACCAAAATTGCTCCTACGGCTAATAAGAAACCACCTAAGAGTGCTGTAATGACTGTAAGAGTTCTTGCTAATCGTTCTGTCATTTCTCCCCAATTTTGTACTATGGTAGCCACAAGCCCAATGGCACCGACTGCCATTAACGCAAGTCCGAGTGGAATATTTGCCCCTGTTACAACAAGAATTGTTCCTATCGCCAATAAGAAACCTGATATAACAGCCGTAATCTCGCTTAATGCACCTTTTATCATTGACACTATTTCATCAACTTTGGCATTTACTACCCCTGATAAGAAATCATATTCAGGTAGCTCAAAACCTAAGTCTCCACCACCAACGCCCAAATCTCCTAAATCATCAAGAGCATTTGCTTCATTTTCCGAAATAATATTTAATTCATCTATTCCAAGCAAAGCGTCTTTCAACTTCTTTGCTTTTTTCCCAGCTTTACCTAAACCATCTCCCGCGTCATCAGCATTTTTAGCTAAGTCTCCTATAGCGTCTCCACCGACTTTTATTCCGCTGTAATCCACCTCAGGAAGTTTGAACCCTACAAGATTTGCGATTGAATCAGCAATTATTCTAATGACTTTTGCCAAAGCGATAGCATAAGGTAACACCATATTTAGAGCAGGAATGAAAATATTACCTAATGCACGAGCTGCTTGAACCAACTGTGATTTCAAAATACGAAGCTGGTTAGCAGGAGCATTAAGTGTACGAGCCATATCGCCTTGAGCCTTAGTAACCTGTGTCATAATTGCATAGTATCTTAACTGCACTTTTTCAGCCTGTGTCATATCATTAAATGATTTTTTTATACCTAACGATAGAGCAACTGCCTTCAGTCTTGCCTGCGACAAGTCATAACCTAATCTACGAAGTGGTTCAAGTTCTCCTGATATACCCGAAGTCAATTTCTGCATAGAATCAGCAAATGAAATATTGAAGAAAGAAGATAAGTCATATCCAAGTTGAGTTAAGTTCTTGGACATAATGTATGCTCTTTCACTTGCCACTCCGAAACCTTCAGTGATTGTCATAAACACACCTTGATTTCGCATAAATTCTCCGGGGTCAATTCCCATTATTTCGCCAACTTGTTCAGCAAAACTTTTTGCTTCTGCTGCATATTTCCCCATAGACGCTGTGAACAAGTTTAAGTTTTCAACATAAGTATTGGATTCAGTTATCCAACTTGCTATTGCTCTTGCTGCTAATCGAATGGTATTCATAGCCATTCTGCTTTTTGCCCACAAATCAACATAACTCTTTGAAGCTCTTTGATTAGCGTCAGGGAGAGTATTAGTAGCATTAACGGTTCGTCTTATGTTAGAAGGCAGTCTATTAAAAGCATTTGATACCACATTTAACTGATTAGCCAACGGTTTCAAAGCGTCCGAAAGCATTTTTATCTGAGATGTAAATTGATTCCAATTTATGCTATTTAGGGTTTTTGCCAATTTAGGAAGTTTACCAAGCTGACTAATAACACTTTTCAAGCCTGTTGCTTTTCCTATTGATGTCAACGGGGATAATGCTACCCCTAATCTATCAAGACCTGAAAAATCAGTAGTACCTAAAATAGCCGTAGCTCCTCCGATACTTTTAAGCTGACTTGCTATAGATGAAGAAATCTTAATTTTTCCAAGAGAAGATAATTTTGATAAACTATTTGATAACCTATCAATTCTTGAGATGGAAGATTCATCAAAGCCATTAAGGGCGGTGTTAAGATTGCGTACCTGATTAGCTACGCTTGATAATCCCACACCGCCCTTAATTGCGTTTTTTAATTTCGATAATGAAGCGGAAAGAGCGTCAATGCCGTTTGTTGCCGATGTTGAATTTGACTGTATTTGTAGCTCAAGAGATTCTATCGTTGTGGACATATTACTCACTTCCTTTCTTCAAATTTTTTATTGTTCTCAACCGTATATGCTTGCAAATAACGGAGTGCTTTTTGCTGATTGTTTCTTTCCTTTTTAACATTTTTTTCTTCTATAGTTTTTTTACTAATAGGATATGCTTCCTCTACATAAGGTTGAGGTTTTGTTCCTTTTTTAGCGAAAGCACGAAGAATAGGAGATACTCTCATAAGAGCGTCATAGTAGTACATTCCTTGCAACCACATTTCCTGATTCTTGCGTTCTCGCCTGATTTCCTCAGCTTCTCTATAATACTTAACCAACAGGCAATCTTGTTCCCAATATTGCTCAGGGGTCATACCTATTGAGAGATAGTAAGGAAATTTTTTGTTGAAAATATCCGTATATGGGAAAAGGGAAGCGAAGCGATTATCACGCTCGCTTCCCACATCATCTGTATTATGGGTGGACAGTGAACTACTTAGAAGCTCGCTGTCCAGCTCAAGTTTCCCTCTGATTCTGCCGGTTCTTCAACAAGAGCTATAATAGGTTCGTTATACATTTCAGCCAACTTACCGATTAGCTCCTCCTTGTTTGTCATCTTTGAGAAAATTTCATTGATAGTTTCTTTCTTCTCAAATCTATGATGAGCAAGAAAAGCACCCTCAAAGAGAGCAGGCAGAGTGGACATCGGCTTATCTTCAACCTCAGAAGCAATAAAGCCCTTTTTCTCCATTTCTGTTACGGTTTTTCTTGTAAACTCCAAAGTGTAATCTTTTTCTTTGAAATTAAATCTTAATTGTTTTGCCATTTTTATTTACCTCCGAATTATTATGCTTCTTGTGAAATTGGTGTAGATGGTGCGATTGTGATAGTCATACCAACGACTTCATTTACACCGCCGCCAACGGGGAATACAGAAAGCTGACCTTTGAATTTGAATTTACCCTGAGAGCCGGTAGGAGTAAGGTTATCTCCAGCTTCTGTACCACCAAGCCATACTGCATATTCTTTCTCTGTACCCTCAAGTGCCTTTAACTTCTTATATTCTTCAAGAGTATAGTTCGCTGAGAACTCCATAGCGTCAAGGCTTTGAATACCCGGAATATAAGTTTGCATTTTGTCTGAAAGAGTAGTTGTTTCCAACATTTCAGGTGTTCCTCCAAGGTCAGGGAACTCTTTAATGTCAATGAGTTTCTGCCAATCGGAACTATCCTTGTACATTAAAAAGATTTTGTAGGTGCTAATTGCCATTTTATTTACCTCCTATAAATTACTTTTTCTTTTGATACAACCGCACGGTATCTTGCAACCATACGATATATTGTTGCGTCCTGTTCATTAGGCACAGGGCTTGCCATTACTCTTGTAAAGCCTAATTTTTCCATCTCTTTATCAATAATTGACAATATGTTTTTAGCTTCACTTTTTTTGCCTGTTTTTCTGTTTGAGTAGACATTTACCTCATATAAAACCTGTGAATGGTTTTCTATAGAACCTGATGTTCGTGTATTTCGGTATATTTGATTGTCTACCTCAAGAATTGATACACAAGGAAACGAAGGAGGAGATTTAACATATTCTCCTGTCATATAGACTTTAGGATATTGTTCTCTGACTTTGTTAGATGTTATGTCAAAAACTTCATTTTCCACATCAATCATCTGAACACCTCCTTAGCTATCATTGCGATTTCTTGACAAGTAGTTTTCATTGCTTCGTACATTGGCATAATTGCAGGTGTTCCGTGCGTGAGCTTTAATTCTCCATCTTCATAGAAACCCCATACTCCTTTCTTTCCGAAACCTTTACCGAAGCTACCAATCGTAAATCCAACTTCTGAACCTCGTGGGTGTAGCGAACTTCCTGCACCGCTATTATGATATACACCTGCTCCAAACTCGACCCATATTGCGTCCTCTCCATTTGCTACAACAAGTGTAGTAGAACCCTTACTGTCTACTGAAACATCAACATTAGCGTATCGAACTCCACCTTTTACCAAATCATCTAAAATAGCTCCGTTGAATCCCATTTGTGCTTTCTTTTCAATTAACTCGGCTACCTTATTTCTTAAAAGGTCAGTCTTAGTTACTATTTCCTGTTTATATTTTTCAAGCTCTCTAATGGCTTTATCTATTTCTCCTTCAGACAAGCCACAAACGATGACTTTTTTACCCATTATGACTACCTCTATGAAACATTAACCTTGCTGACTGCGATGGAAACACTATTCAAGCTACTTGCAACTTCCTTAACCTCATAATCGTAAGGTGTAGTAGTTTTACCATCATTATCAAACTGAGGTAATCTATCTATCCACAAAACAGAATACTCATCAATCCTCGGCAAGTTATTGTCCATAACTATTACTTTGTCGTAATCCTCGCTTTCTCCGAATTGTCTTGTTTGTGTTTCTCCCTTAGCCGCTGATATATTAGCGAAATATTTTTTAGGGTCAGAATGTACTATCTCATATTCACTTGTAGGATTTCCATATTCGTCCTTAACAGGTTGCTTACTCTCATACAAAGCATAGTAAAACTTTGTTTTATTCCTATTCAATGTTTTCATTTAACCACCCCACAGTATGACGTAACTGTTTTGAGCATTGAAGGGGGAACATCGGCATTTTCATACGCACGAGATATTCCATTTTCCGAGTGTGAAATCTGTCCTTCAGCACCTCGTTTGTTAAGTAGATATGCTGCAATTTCGCATTGAAGAACTGAATATTTCTTAGGAACTTCTTCCACTGTCTCATCATAAGGATATGCTTTTGCTAAAATTTTAGCCCCTGAGATTTTTAGATAGGTGGATAACACTTCATCAGTATCGAGGTCGCCTACCATTGTTCTCAGAACGGTCAACTTTTCACTATAAGTCATATTATCCACCTCCTTTAACTACTTAATTTCGTAGAATTTCTCAGTCTTAGGATTTGCTGTAGGTGTTCCTACGATATATCCGCTATCTGTTTTCGCATAGTAAACCTTATCAGGTTTAACCTCTGTGTCCGACGATATTTCAGCCGTTCCTTTGATGATTCTTACAGCCTTAGTTTCGTTTGTCAGTGCAACCTGATAGTATTTTCTTGAGAAAATGCTATTCTTGCGAATATTGCCGTCTCTTTCCTGCTCAATTTCAGTACCTTTCTTATTGAAAATTGTAACTGCCTTTTTAGTAGCAACTACGATAGTACCTTTTGTAGCGTCTTTCTTAGTGTAAATATTTACACCACCAACTGTACCTACATAGCCGGTTCTTGCAAAAGATTCTACATACTTGAGTTCTTCCTTGAGAGATTTTCTAAGCTCTGCAACATCTGTACCGTGTACGAACGCAAATGTCATCGGTGCAACAGTCGCAGGGTCATTGTCGGTGCTTTCAATATCAAGCGAAGCAACTGCGTCCACAAATGAATCGAATCCTATCGCCTGTGAAACAACTACCATCGGAGCTTTCTTAAACTCTCCGTAAATATCTCCGTTGACAGTATTAAACATATCTGTTCCCATATGTTTTGTACCTACAGGAACAAGCATAGGGTCTGTCATTTCCTGTTCATCAAAATAGTCAAAACGGTTTTGAGCCATCTCGATTTCATATTCCCTCTGAGTATGAGAAACCTCGATTGACTTAGTGTTACCTTTTCCCATTTTCAGTTTTTCTGTTCCACTGGTAGCAGAATATACATTGATTTTTCTTTTCATTCCGACTGTGCCGACAAGAGAGTTATCTACTGTACAAAACTGCTGTAAGTTCAAGTGTGAATTGAACTGGTCCTCTACCTCATTTGATAGGTAGAAATTATCATAAATCTTATGTGCCATTATTCATTACCTCCTGTATAAAGTGTTTTATATTCTTGTGGGTTTTTAATTGAGAACTCGTAGCGTTCCTCAGGAGACATCTTCTGTAGCTTTTCAAGCGTCATCGTATCATCTCCTTTTCCACCAACGGGCGGTGGAGTGTCTTTCAAAACTTCTGCTCGAATTTTCTTTTCCAAATTCTGCTGATGTTTCTGCTGATTAGAAAATACTTTTTCCAATTCTCCATTAGCCATTGCTTCAGCTGTTTCTTCCGCAAGCTTTTCTTCATAACCCAAAGCTAATAACTTAGCCTTAGTTTTCGACACCTCTGTTTCGTGAAGAAGTTTCTTGTACTTTTCCTCAAGTTCGGCTTTTTCCTCAGCGTCTTTCTGAGCTTTCTGCTCGTCCTCTGTAAGTTTTTCTCGTAGCTGTTTCTTATAACCGGCTGCTTCACTATTGCTTTTAGATAAAGCAGCTTTCAGTCTTTCGATTTCAGCCAAGCTATCTCCGGGTGGAGTAATTTCACTAAGTGCAGCTTCAATCTCCTCAAGTGTCATACCTTCTTTATAAGCGTCTCCTAATAAATCTTTGAAATTCATATTTTCCTCCTTGCGTTTATATGGTTCACTCCATTTAGTTTTTCTGTTTTATGGTCTTGTCTGACCTTTGCGTTTTATAAGTGTTCCCTCACTAATCAACTTGAGTTTCTTTTATTTTTTTTTTGTTCCTCAATCATCAATTCATCGTAATACTCTTTACTCATTGCATACGCTGATTCTGCGTCTGTAAATAATCCTGAATGTAAAAAAGCAAGACGAGGGTGGATTTTAGGTTGCTGTAGCATAGATACAAGAACTTGGGATTTACTTTGAATAGCTTCGTAATTCCTTCTTGTAAATTTCATATCGATGTCTTTTAGCAACAAATCAAACCCTGCTAAATCTCTACAAATCCTAAGTATTAACTTGAGCATTTTTTTCTCTGACTTCTTGAATATATGTTCAGAATCTTTAGCTCTTGCTTCTGCAAGAGACCAGCCATCTCTGAGTAATACAGCTGTTCCTGTATCACTTGTAGATGACCCGCCATTTCGGTTTGGCATACCACATATTGTAAGCACAGCATTATATAAATCTTCTTTTAGAGTTTGAGTTTGGTCTTGGCTGAGTTCTGTTGTAACCATATCTACATCAGCTCTTTGACCGTCAACTGATTTAACTTTAATTGCACCAAGTTCTAAGAACTCTTTGTATTCCTCTTTCGTAATATCGCAATTTACAAACTTTATAAAAGCTTGAATAAATTGCTCAATCCCATCAAGTCTGTTGCTGACAACATTATTGATTGCGTCAAGTAACGGAAGCACTATTTCAAATGCACCGAGCCTTGCATTGTTAGCTGGATATTCAAAAATTGGTATCATATTAAGTGCGTGTGACTTATTAGCCTTAATTAAACCATTTTCTATCAAGAAATACTGACTTTCCGTATATACTGAATATCTAAGCAAGTCGTGTTCATCTACACTGTACTTAACCGCCATCAATGGTTTGTTCCCAATATCATTTGAATAAACAATGAAAGTATCTCTTGGGTCGAGCGTATAAATTTCAAAAGGTGCTTCATCAATTTCATTTACATCATCGGGTAAAACAAGTCTGAAAGCTGTGCCACAAATCATTTGCCATTCCACTAATTCTTGGTCTTGAGAAACTTTGTCCTCAGCGAACATCATTTCGTTTAGTTTATTGATTTGTTCAACGACTTTTTCTTCACTACTACGACTTACATACTGAATAGGCTCTCCGCAAAGATAACCTACCTTAAACGAAACTATTTCGTTTGCCCTGTTTTCTACAATACGATTACATATTTCAGGTCGCACTTCCTTTTGTCTATATCTGATAGGCTGCTGCCCACGATAATATTTCCAAAGATAATCTATTTCGCTTCGGTTAAGCTCGTGTGTAGCAAATGCTTTATCCAAAACTTCGATTACATTTGATTCGGTAATGTTACTCACACTTGATGAGATGATTCTACGACCGTTCAAATCTCTTGTGAGATAAGGTGTTTTTGCACTATCAATGTTATGCCCCACGATTAACCTCCTTTCTGCGAAATAAAAAAAGGTACATAATTGTTCGAGGTCTAATTTACCTCGTGCAATTATGCACCCATTAAATTTTGGTTTATTTCACATTGAAATATATCACAATATATTGTGCTTGTCAACTATATTATCCACAATATGTTGATAATATAGAATATTCGTGTAAATTTTTAATCTACTTTCGATTACCAAGGTCTTTTGAAGATTTCAACTTTAGCTCCTGACAAACTCTGAGCAAATTCAGCAAGCATTGCCATTCCATCAGGAACATCATCGTTTTTATTTCTACCGGCAACTGTATAAGAGACAAGCATATTTATCATTTTGCCATAATCACTGTTTCTCTTATATAGGCTTTCGTCCTTGAATAAGCAATGTTCTTTAACCCAAGCACTATTGACGATAATCTTAGTTTCTTTGTTTGTACTTGTAAATTTTGTTGTAATACGAGTTATACCTTCTCGCTTTTTTATTTCAGTTTGAATTTTTTCAGCTATCCTACCACCGGCGGAATTACTTTCAAATCTGCACATACCAACTTTATGTCTTATTAGAATATCTACAAGTCTTGCATCCACAACATTAGGCAGTCCGTTATCACAGACACAATCCTCAATATAATAATCATTTCTGTAAACATAAGCCGCAGGAAGAAAAGCATAATCGCTACCTCTGTCTTTGGTATCACAAATACCTATAATAGCGTCAGGTTCTCCGAGAGGTAGTTCAAAATATCTTCGCAATTCATCTGAATGATATAATAAACCCTCACGCTCAATAGGTTGATTCATAAAAAGTGCTTTGAAAGACGCTTCATCAAGATTTACTCGCATATCCTCAAAGTAGTCTTTACTAAAACCCACTCCATAACCATAATTGAAGTTACTCTCGCCTTCAGAATCAAGAGCAGGTAGAACAATGAACTTAGCTCGTGGGTCATCTCCATATTGTAATTCAAGTCTGCCTATTACATCGTGAATCGACCATCTTGTGGCAATATGAATTTCTTTAGCTCCCTCTTTTTTACGAGATTTAAGGTCGTTAGTATATGACGACCACAATTTATCCAAACGGTCTTTACTCATAGCTTCTTCAATACCTGAGCAAAGGTCATCGGCATATAAAATCTTATCACATCTTGTAGCACCTGTTAAAGAAGCATTTATTGCTCTACAAGTTAGAGTAGAGAAGCGATGTTTTTTATTAAGGTCAATCGTTTCTTCTTTTGAGTTTGTAGCAGCAATATAAACACCCGGAAAAACATCTTTCCATAGGTATTCGGGGTCAGTGATTATCTGATTAACTCCCTCGTAAAACGATCGTGTTAGCATACCTGAATGAGCAGAAGCAAGATTTTGACCGTCAGGAAAGTTACCCATTACTTTAGAAAGATAGAATATCCCTAAAGTTGATTTCCCTGTTCCCGGTGGCATTGAGATTGTAAGTAAGTCTAACTTATCATCGCTTAAATCTTGCATTGCTTGAACGGTAGGGAGTAAAACCTCTCGTCTTGGGGCATAAAACTTCTTATCGGGTTCTCTATCCCATTCAACATATAATAAATAACTATCAAAATCATAAGGTGCAGCCAAAAGTAGCACTTTTTTATGAAGTCCGAATAAAAATATTATATCTTCTTCCTTTTCTGATTTTAGAATTTGACTTTCTATAGAAAAGGAGAGCAGTTTAGCATATTTGACCCCAAGTTGCACATTTGTTTTCATTGTTTCTTTACACATAAAGTATAAGTCCTCGTACACATTTATAGCATTAGGGGTCTTTTTAATTTTCTCAAAAATTTTTCCAAGTAGTTGTTCCATAATTCCTCCTCAAAATAAAAATGCGTTATCGTTTAGAGATTTCTCTTTGCGATAACGCACCATTGATTATTTTCTTCTCCGATGTGATTTTTCGTTTTGCTTTATTATCTCAGATAACAGAACAATAGGGAAGATGAGTAAAATTACTATAATAAACATTTTCATCTACTCCATATAAATTTGTATTACATCAGTTATAAATATTTCTTTCATCTGTTCATCAAGGACAGACATCTTAAACTCTATGTTCTCTTTAGGAACACTGCCTATTATCCAACCTTGATTAAAAATCTTGTTCCCTTGTATAGTAGCAAGAGTACCACTTGAAAATTGTATCATAGTTCCATCAACAGATGAATCCATAGGTAAAACTGTAATCTCATTTTCAGTCTTATTCTCAAGCCTAACAAGCATTACACCTTGTTCTGAAATACCTGTATATGTTGCTTTAAGTGTATTATTTTCAAAAATAACATTTTCTGTTACTTTTTGTTCCGAAACTGATTCGGAATCATCGCAGGCAACTAAAGTTCCCATTAAAAAAATTATAAGTAGCATACTCAATATCTTTTTCATACTAAACCTCCGAAATAAGAATAGGAGAGTGTACTCCATTTACCCAATCCATATTCCCATATTTATATTTTCCTTGATATAACTTTCTATTTCCAATAATACTACGGATTGTAGAAATCTGAAATCTCTTTCCTTTTCTGGAAAGATACCCTTTGTTATGTAGTGTTTCGCAAATATCAGTTAAAGAGGCACCATTGTCAAACTGATTGAATATCAATCGTACAATAACTTCTTCCTCAGGATTGATTACAAGATTTCCGTCTATCACATTATACCCATAGGGTTTATTTCCACCAGCATAACCGCCACACCTCGCTTTCAGAGAGCGACCTTTACCGGTACGAAGTGCTATATTTTTCCTTTCCTGCTCCGCTACAAACATTAGGAGTGAACGATATACATTTGCAAAATCGTCTCCCTCAGAGAAGTGCTCCTCTGTGGATAGGAGAGATATGTTCCTTTTTTCCAAAGTGTAGAAGTAATAAAAATACAACTTCGTATCACGAGCAATCCTGTCATTCTTAAAAACAATTACAGCTTCGTGGTAGGGTAGAGTGTCAGGTTTGTATAGAATCTTGTCAAGTTCCTCTCTGCCATCTTTTGCACCGCTGATTGTATCAACGCACCAATGGACAATTCTGTAACCCTCAGAGCCAGCATAATTTATTATAGCTTCTTTTTGTGTATCAATACCATATTTGTCATCAGAAGATTGCTCCTCAGTAGACACCCTGATATAACCAATGGCATTTTTCACGAGATATACACCTCCTTATTATCCTAATCAGATAACTTTTAATCTTAAATGTCGTTTTGAAGTAGTAAAAGTAGTTTAATTATGGATTTTGCGGTAACTTTTATATATACAGAAAATTCCTATATAGAGAAACTTTACGCAAAAACCGATTTTGAACTACTTTTACTACTTCATCAGCTTTCTCTCTTGACATAAGTAAGCTCAATATCATATCCAAGAGCTTCAAGCATATCCACAAATGTCTTATTGACGATACCATCTTTTTTCTTGATGATACGGTTTACATACTGACCGGTTGAATCAATCGCTTCTCCAAGTTGATTTTGGGTCAAACCTGCTTCAAGGCATTTGATTTTCACATCGACTTCTATATTGTTCTTAACCATCGTAAGACCTCCTTAAATTGTGTTTGATTGTATTGTAGCAGATAGGAGAGTGAATGTCAATACAAAAAGGATAGTATAATAATCTTTTTAGTGGCTTTTTATTTCTTGAGGGTATTTAGCATACTCCCTTGCAGCCTGTCGCTTAGTGCTATTCCCCCACCGGGTAGCCCCTCGAAGCAATAAAAAAAAAGCTGCGAACCTGTCCGCAACTATCAATTTACATCTAATCAAGATTAAATTATACATCAACCTTTGATAAGTAAATGCAAATAAAAATAACCGCCCTTTCCGGGCGGCTAATCTTTACTTATTCCTTGTTTTGTGCTGTAGTACTAACCAATTCTTCAAGTATTTTTATATATTTATCACAATTATATTTTTGTAATTTTTTGTATTTTCTTGATTGCTCATAATAATATTTTAATAGATCAATAGCTTCTTCATATTTATTCATTGTTTACATCCTTTTTACTTATTCATTTTCACAACTTCCGCAAGTAGTGCGATCGGAAAAGCTAATATACAACCTAATATAAACATTTTCTATACCTCCTAACTAACTATAAATCGTTTTATACTTGTTTCGCTGCTATATTGCCCGTATAATTCCGGGTAATCCTCTTTGAACTTTGAAGAATTGAAGCGGCAAGAATTAACAACTTTATAACTTGCCTTTGCTGCTCCTTGTATCATTATTTCATTATCGCCCATTATTTCCAATATTTCGCCCTTTGTTATTTCGTTCATTGCTTCTAACTCTTCAATCATTCGCTTGTTTTCTCTGTACTCATTACATAACCTTTCAAAATCGCCCTTCATCGGTTTAGCTCTTTTCATCATTCCGGAGAAGCCGCCGGACAGCTTCAGCATATATTCATTTAATTTATTGCTCATTGTTTAACTCTCCTTTGTGATATTATAAAAATCGCTTCTTTTTCCGTGGTGGCTTTCAACTTTATAACCGACTTTTTCTAAAATTTGCCAAAAGCAATTCACACCTACGCCACCCTCAAAAGCCGGAAACACTCCATAACCTGAACCATATCCCAATATATCGCCGTTTGTATTTTTACCTTCTTGTAATCCGTTTTCCTTCAGTGTGTAAAGAACTTTCAAAACTCTATAACTTTTATTTAGAGCTTGAGCCACTGCCGCCGATTCTTTATCGTATCCGCAACCACTCGCCGAACCTGTGAACATCTTCCCATCAATAAACGCTTCAACATGGGGGTTATTTCCCCAAGTGCGAGAGCTTACCCAATCAATAGATATATTGATATAATTCAATTCTTCGGCATTTTCTACACTTTGGAGAAGCTTCAACGCTTCATTTAATTGTTTGTCGTGTTGTTTCATAGCTCTTTTTATTGCTAATTCTTCGGCTTTTTCTCGGCTTATGTTGCCGTTTTGGTATTGCTCCCATCTTGTTGCCGTGCTGTGGCGTCTTAATCCGTTGTCGCTTTCTTTTCTGTGTTCTTCGCTCCAACTAAAACAATAACCTTTTTTAATAAACAATGTTGTTTCTTCTTTTTCTTTGTTTGCTTCCTGAATTAATAAAGCCCTTAAATTTGTAAATAACATATTTATACCTCCTTTAATTTATCCGATTAGGATTATAAAATTATCTTAACTTGATAATAGTATAATCTTTTTTGTTTTGCTTGTCAATACTTTTTAGATAAATTTATAATCTTTTTTGTGTTGTTTTGTTGTCCGTTTGCATATATAAAGAAGGAACACAAAACACGCCCAAACCTCGCAGAGCTTCCCGGTTGCTTTATTGTAAAAATAGCGTCAAACCCTTGAAGATAGGCACTTTCGAGCCTTTTTCTGTATTTCAGGGGCTTTTCTTCTTGATTTTCGTTAAAATTTGGCATAAAAAAGCTCTCCACAATGGGAGAGCAAGTGAACTAATGTATTCAAAGTCGAAAGTCGAAAGTCGAAAGTCGATTTTGATTTTTAGTCCTCAGGTAAGTCGCCACCTTGTCCTGACTTCTCAGCAATAAGATAGCGTTTCTTGATGTCATCTGCTGAGTATTCATCTTCATTGTTACTATTGGGTGTGAGGACATATTCAGTCTTGTCTTGATAACCGTAGTTGTTCTTGCCGAGAAAGATACCTGCAACCGGATTTATCTTGCCATTTTGCATATAGTTTTCGTACAAATTTTCGAGCAAAAAGTACGCTTTTTTTATAGCGAGGGTAACGGGTTTCGGCAACGCAGACTTATATCCATTCCCACCAATGGGTAAATCCTTTGCAACACACCTTAAAGTCGTTCTATCCATACCATTCAAACTCATTGCCATTCCCATAACAGTAGGCTTTGTGTCGTACTTCGCATACAACTCGAAATAATCACTAAGTCGTTTACTTACTTCATCAACATTATGCAAATCAATCTCAGGCATATTAAAAAGCTCAAGATTTATCTGTAAATACTTAGTATTATCTCCCTCTTTAAGGTCATACCCATTCATACCAATAACAGGAGACTTCTTCCAATTCTCAGACTTTCGCTTTTTCTTAGGAGCATATTTAGTTTGCACAGGCTTTCCTGTTCTCGGAGAGATACGCACATCTTCGTCTTGAACAGTCTCCTCAGAAACAGTCTCCTTGTTCTCTACTAATTTATCAATATCCATTAGTTTCTCCTTTCTTCTTATTATTCTTCTTACAGTAGTGAAAGTAGTTGAAAATCGGCTTTTGCGTATAACTTTTATATATAGGGATTTTTTCTATATAAAGAAGTTACACACAAAACCTATATTTGAACTACTTTTACTACTTCATAGCATTTTCATAAAAAGATTGTTTTTCAATCTCTTTAATGCAATTTAAGAAATGTCATTTTTTATAATTTTTCAATCCGATTAAGATAATTCGTCAATTTCTATCGTGAAGTAGTAAATCGAAACTGATTTAAGGTTTCACTACTTCTAAAATTAGAGTTTCAATTTCATCAATTTTATCTCTCATCTCGCAATAAAATTCGTAACTGAGTAACGAGTGTAATTCTTCAATATCCCCTCTAAGCTCTGCGATAATTGTCAAAATTTCTTCTCCGGGTTTATACTTCTGGTCAATATATCTGTCTTTTGCCTTACTGAGTGAAGCCATATTTCGTGAGTTTAAGTCGCTGAAAAAGTTCTTTCCTGCTTCTGTAACCTTATAACAAGGACGACCACCGAAGAAGATATAGTAAACATCAGTTTTAAGTTCGTGTGCGACTGTGGTATATTCTTTTGTCATTGCCGAGCCGCTAACAGCAGGTAAGCCATCTGATGTGAGGTCAAATCCAGTGCAAGTGCTGCCCCAAATCTGAGGGAAAGTAATTAAGTCAAACTCAGGCGGAGAGGAGAGTGCTTTATCAAGTAATGCAAGCTCTGTCGCTTTGTGTTCTATAAGTTCCAAGTTAGGAAATGCTGCTTTCATTTTCTACCTCCTTATTAACAAAATTCATCTTCGGAAAATCGATATCCATAAACATTGAGATTATACTTAAAATTATCGGGATTGTTACAATGTTGTTTTATCTCTACCATTTTGTCAAAACTATCAAAATCAATATCATCATTGTATTCGCTAACAATCGACACATTCTTATCTTGTAACAACTTTTTCCACTTTTCATATGTGTTAATGGTTTCGTGAGTGAAATAGTTTTCGTAATCCTTAAGTTTATAAAATAAGAATTTCCAACCCATAGATGATTTACCTATGTGCAGTGGTTTGTCATGTTTTGCTTTTTTACTTATAGCATAATAATTAGTTCCCATATTTTTCTCCTTGTTATTGGTTATAATTTTTATCAAGCTGTCTTCTTAAATTCTTAATAGTAGTTTTCATACCGAAGTTTTCTCTGCTTAATTTTTCAGCAATATCCAGAAGTTCATCGTATAAGTCTATGATTGCGTTAGCTCTTGTGTTATCCTCGTCATCTTGTAATAGGTCATACACATAGTCACAAAAGTATGCTCGATAACTCGCTAATTTATTATTCATACTTAAAGTCCTCATAAGTGTCGATTACATTAAGCAATCCTTCTTTTAATCTTTCTGATATAAACTCTGTCAAATCACCTCTATCGACAACATCTGTTTTATCAAAATCATTGTCTTGTAGGTAAGTCGAAATTGAAAATCCTAAACTATCTTCAACATGAAACCAATTATCAACTATCCAATCCTTAAAATCTTCTTTCGGACTTAACATCATAATCACACCTCCTCATAAGTTTTCTCAAAAATATCAGCTTTGCAAGGGTAAAACTCTCCGTTCACACCTTTGATGATATAGTCTCCCTCACTGATTAGCATAGTTCCCTCTAAAGTTTCGATATAATATTCATTATTATGAGGGTTGTATTTCATTTTGTTGCAAAAGTCTTGGGCTTTTCCGATGGAAGATTTATCATATTTTATAGCTTCTATTACAATAGGTTTCTTTCTATATTTTTTCATTTCTTTTCCTCCATAAGTTCTTTGATAGTTTCAACAATGCAATCAGCCTTAACCTTACCTACCCCTTTGATTTCCAAAAGTTTTTCGTAGAGTTTCTCAAAGTCCAAAGTAGGGTTGTCGGCTTTACCATTGTTATAGGCTTCCTGATATAAAGCAAGGATAAAACCTTCAGCTTCTTGCCTATCCATTTTCTTCAATTTCTTGTATTTTTCTCTTGTGAGTAGTTTTTGTGCCATTAAGTTCTACCCCCTTTTTATAAAATTCTTAGTGCGTTGTCCTTTTAGAGCCGATACTTTTTTCGTATAAGTATCAGGATATAAAATTTCTATGGTTTTGATGATTCTATTAACATCAAGATATAAATCATCGGTGTCATCAGCAATACTCATACTACCAACCACTTCTCGTAACAACATACTCGCTCTGTCATTTGTACCACGCATATTGTCATAGCTTGATTTGCTCAAAGTAACAGTATTGATTTCATTATTAGTCATTTACATTACCTCCCTAAGTTTCAATCCCCAATAAATCACAAATCCACTTGAAGTCGATTTTCTATCGAACCATTCCGGGTGTCGCTCCATTTCAGAATTGAATTTTCTTGCTGATAGGATATAAGCACCTTCAGATTTAGCCCAAACCTTAAAGGCTTGATACAAGTCTTTTGCTCTGATAGTCTTATCCTCAGCTTGTTCACAACGATTTTCAAGGAATTGCAGTACAATATCATTATCTCTTTCGTATTTACTTACAACATCTTTCAGATGGCTTACCATTGTTAGACCGTGCTTTTTATAATGAATGTAGCCACGAACAAGCCACATAAAAATTCCACTTAAATTTTCTTGCTTACAGAGTTCATCTTTGAGATGTGTGTCCTGCTCCTCCGGCTTGAAATGTCTGTTAAACTCCACAACTTTGATACGCTCGGAAGCAAATAAGGACTTATCTGTTACCATCGGTAAGTCGTTACAAGAGAGCCATAGAGTAAATTGTGGTTTGAATGTGATACCTGATTGGTACAATGCCCTTGCTGAAATATTTTCTCCACCTGTAAGCTGTTTGATTTTTTCTTCATCGAGTTTTCCATATTCGTTACTTTCGGACATCGTTACAAACCTTTTACCTTTAAGCCCTGCAAGGGTAGGAGAAGCCGCTTCTGCGTCTTTTTGTCTATCTCCACGACATATCATTCCCACCGGTGCCACTTTAGCATAGTCTCCAAGCATAGTTTCAATCGTGTTGAGTAGGGTGGATTTACCATTTCGTGTCGTTTTACCGTGAAGAATGAACATACACTCCTCGTTGCTTAGTCCAAGCATTGAATATCCTAACGCTCTCTGAAGGAAATCAGCTTTTTCTTTGTCATTTTCTGTTATTTCATCAATGAACTTTTCCCATCGGTCGCATTTAATCTCACGAGAGATAGTGTGCTTAAATGTGGTTTGCATTGTGAGAAAATCTTCCCAATTATGCTCTCTGAAAGAGAAGTCGCTAAGGTCGTAAGTGCCATTGAGACAATTTATAAGATATGGGTTACTATCAAACTCAACAGCTGAGATACGAAGTTCTCCTGTTGCGTCCTTCAGTATTCTGTCTCGCATACGCCTGTCGCCCATCTTGTTTACGAAAGATGTATAAGACTTTCTAAGGTCGTCATCTTCAATTTCTCCACAATATAAAATCATAAGTCTAACAAAATCTTTGATTCTTTCTGATACGAGAATTGCTCCTTCATCTTTTCTCCAAACACCCTCAAAATAGGTGTACCAACTTTTATGTTCAGGGCAATATCGAACTTCCTGAGCATAGAGAAGTCCGAAAAGATTTGCCATACCCATTTCAGACCATTCAAAACCTGATGAAGTTTCATCAGCTTTTTCCGGGTGGTAGTGTTTTATTTTATACATTTTTACAGACAAGTCCTCGTCCATAATCACTCGTCCGTTTCTTGTTTGAAATAATTCCTGCACTTTACCATCTCCTTCCTTTTATGATAAATTAAGGCTTAATTGAATCAAACAAAGCTCCTTTATTTCTTCCCAACGATTAGAAAAACAATTATGTTTTTCTGGCTTTTCTTTTTTTAATTTCGGAATGATTCCAAATAAAACATTCGTGAGAGACAAATCATTGGAATATAATAATGGCGGCAAATTAGGGAATAATAGATTTTTAGCATATATTTCTAATTCTTCGTCCATAACCAATTCTAATGTGGTCATACCGTTATTAAATTTTATTGTCTCCCCTAAATATAAATATTGCATAAAAATAGAATATTCTTCTATGTCTTTCAATACATCTTTTGTTCTCATTTTTATTACTCCTTATCGCTTATACCTCGTTACACTATTACAAATAGTTCTCAACTCATTTTTATCGAGAGGCGGGTCGCAAGCGACTGTATTTGCATACAAGAGTTCGTCATATATATGAGCCTTGCTGTAACCCTGATTATGCAACATACCGGCGAGAGAAGTCAGACAGATATTGCGACTACCATTAGGAATACGAGGATAGACAGGTCGTAGCTTTATTTTCCCCTCTACTACAGGCTTCTCCCAAACAGGGGAGTAAATTTTGTCTCTACCTACATTCACTTTATCTGAATTGTCTCTTGTGTTAGGGAAGTATTTTTCAACAATGTAATCAATAGCTTCCTGATTTTCTACAATATTATCGAATAGGAGAGTGTGACCGGTCATTATGAAATACCTTGCTGTTTTATATATTTCAACCCCATTAAGATTGTTTTTGCCATTAAAGGGGAGAGTTCCCCGAAGCAATATATGAAAACCTCTACCGCTTCGGGATTTCTCTGTGTAACTCCCACATTTACCGATAATGTCAGCACTTAGACCGTTCATCAAACCCTCGTCATCATAACCTGCGTCAATATCAATTCCGACAATCCCGTTATCGTTGAACACAAATCCTAAGTAGTCGTAGTATAGCTTTTCGACAGAAGATAAAGCGTCTGTGAAACACGACCAAGTATGAGGATTAGTTGATGAAGCCGCTTCGTTTTCCCAAGATTTCATTGGAACTTTGCTACCCTCTAAGGTGCAAACCCACTGATTTAGTTGTTTGAGTTCATCAGGAATATTTCCATAATTTATGTTCACATTCATATCAGACCTCTTATCTTTGCAATTTTTTGTTCCAACTTTATGATTAAATTCCAAACCTTGTTTTGATTGATACCTTTCTTTTTAGAAATGTTATATACATTATCAGGTATCGTATCTCTTTCTTGGTAGACGAAAATCAGTATTTCTTTTTCCTCAGAAGAAAAGTCTGCAAGAGCTAATTCACAAGCCTGCCAATTTGACACCTCTATTAAGTTGTCTGTTTTAGGTTTAGGGTGTCTTGTATAGAACTTCATACAATGATTGACATACTCTGTATAATATGCTCTCGCCATCTTACTTCTCCTTTTTAGATTCTTTCGGTTTCTTTACAATTTCTTCGCCCTCAAAATACCATTCGTGATTGATACAGATAGGGTAGTCAGGTCGGTCTGATTCTACCATTTCTCCTGTATCAATAATGTGCTGTGCCGCACTGATTGAGAGATTATTCTTGACAAAATCTTCTCCTGTTCTAAGAAGTGAGTTTACTCTGCCTTTTATATTTTTTAACTTATACACTTTGTTCTCCTATTTCTTTTATATTTTTTAACTTATACACTTTGTTCTCCTATTTCTTTTATATATGGTAACTTTTCCAAAATATCTATCAGTTCTCGCCACTCATCGAGCTTATGACCAGTTCTTTGTTTGATGATAGAGAACACATTCTCATAATTCATCGTTACTGTCCGTCTTTGATTGTAAGAAGAAGGGAGAAGTTGAATTAAGGAATCGAAAATTTCCTTTTTAGTAACATTTTTCGCCAGTTTTCCTTCTTTTAAGAGTTCATCGTAATTCAAATAGACTACTCTATGGTCATTTAAGACTTCAAACAATTCGTCAAAATAATCTTCATCAACTAAAGCTTTTTCAAATGAAAAATCGCTTTTTTCAAAAGGTTTTGACATAACTTTGTGCATTGTACTACAACTGTTTGTGATTGTTCCGACCTTATAAGTGTCGAACTCTTTCCACCAATAAAGAGGGGCAATAATATCCATCGAAACCATAATCTGTCTGAGATATTTTCTGTGTTCTGTTCCAGCTTTGAAAAGTTTTCTCATAAGTTCAAGGTCATTTTCCCCAATTTTATATTGATAGTTTTTCCCATCTCCCCACAATGATGTAGGCAAAAGCGAAAGATGGCTGTCCGACTTTTCCCAACTATTCATCGGATTTCGCATTCCTCTGATGGCGTGTTCAAACCCCCAAACATCAACTTTTTCAGTTTTTAACATTAAATGTCCTCCTCACTTCGATGTAAGCTGTTGTCTGTATCAAAACCTTCAGGGTATCTACTTTTCAATTTATCAATGTTCATTTGCATAATTTCTTCCATTGTCCACTCGGAAGCGGTACAAAATTCAGATATGAACCACAATAAATCTCCCAATTCCTTTTTCAAATGTTCAGGGTTTATTCTATGCCCCTGATAGGTTTTCTGATAAATAGAATGTATTTCGCCTATTTCCCCGACCATACCAAATAGAGCGTGTTTCTCTAACTCGTTGTTTGTTAATTCAGGGTTAATGGTTCGAGCGGCTAAATTTTGATATTCACTAACTTTCATCTTTTCTTTCCTCCAATTCGATGAATTTATCCAAGTACCACTTGGCTTTCTTTATGTCCTCAATCCCATTTTTGCGTTTTGCACGATAGATATATTTGAAAGCATTGCATATACAGAAACTCATTGTAGCTTGTTTACCTTGCGTTTCGAGCATTACATCTATACATTCAAAATTACCTGTTTCGTAGTGAGGAGGGTGTTCAACCATATCAGTAGTTTTCTTTCCCATAGCTTCCTCCTTATGGAGAGGGGATAATACCCCTCTCGTATTATCCAAGCAATTCATCAAGGTTTAATCCTTTGGATTGAGGAGGAGCTTCTTTCTTAGGGGAAGTAGCAGGAGATGGTTTAGCTTCTCCGCCTGTCAAAGTCAATGCACGACCAACAGGTTCAGTGTCAAATCCATCAGCCGGAGCTTTGTCTCCAAGATTTGCAAAAGTAACAGTTTTGTTAGGGTCTTTGTTTGACGGAAGTTTTGTGTGAACTACCTCAGCCCAAATGTAGTGGTCGATAAGGTCAGTTGGCTCTATGTCATCAAGACCAAAATCGTTCATTGCCGTTTTAGCAAAGTATGAGAACGCATTTAGAGCTTTTTCGTTGTATTCATCGTTCTTATCTTTGATTGAGAAACGCTCAGTATGAGTAGCCCCTTGTGCGTTTACAAGTTTGATTTCGATTTTTCCAAAATCTTCATCATAAGTTGCGTCATAAATACGGAATACATATTCCCCCTCAGGAATAAGAGTAAATCCACTTGTCATTGGTATTCTTGCCATAATTATTTGTCCTCCTGTTCATCGTATCTTGTTGGGAAAATCACACCTATTGTTATTGCTTCTTCTTCGAGAGTTTTAGGTTTTTTTATCACAAGTGCCTTTCCTTCTGTAGTTGCGTCAATTCTTACATACATCTCTACTTGGTCTTTCTTTTCAATTAGTGAGTAATCGTTGTTGCAAATAGCGATTGTGTTAAGAGCATTTTCGGTGGCATAAATTCTTATGCAATCCCTGATTGCTCCTGTTGGCGTAGGCATAATCGCTTTGTGCAGCTCACAAGGGTCTGTGAAACTGTCGTAATTTATTACACTCTCCACATAATCAGGCATTGAAAGTATCTCTTTTGCTGTGATACTCTTGATATTATCAGGTATCTTCATAAATGCTGTTCCTGACGCTAACCAACGCTCATCATTCTTGCGAACATATATGATTCCATCTGAACCGATGGATTTTACAAATTTTTGAAATTTCATTGTCTATCCTCCTTAAAAGTTATTGAAAAAATCATCGTGCTGTTTTTTGATTTTATGAGCTGTGTTGATTTGTATAACTACTAAAAGTATATAAATCGCTACTGCAATGATTTCGGGTAAAAACACTATCCACCAAGACCAGCTAATTACTCCAAAAACTTTTAGCAATACAAATATGATGGTTAAAATTTCTGCGAATCCCATTTTGTTCCTCCTATTTCTTAATAGCACCTACTGTTAATCTATAAGTAGGTTCTCCTGTCTGCATAGTTACATACTTTTCGTACACACCATCTGACTTCATAGCGTCATCGTTATATATTGCTTTTGGCTTAGGTTCAGACCTTGAAATAGAGAATTGATAATTAGTTCCTTTAAGCTCAACTTTTTTGTCTCCATCTCTAAACTGTTTGATAGCGTGTTCTTTAATAGCTTTGTTAAGAGTATCTAACCTATCAACCTTACTCTTGATGGATTTTTCAACCTCATCGACTTCTGCTTTAAGTTCCTCTGCTTCGGCGATTATAGAACCAATGTCCTCAGATGTGGTATCTATGGAATTTGTTCTGAGAGCCTTCAGAATTTCAGCGTCTTTCTTTTCATCAAAAGTAGGAGAGAAACCTGTTTCTACATAAGAACTCCACCACGATTCAACCTTTGCGACTTTTTGAGCAAAATCAGGGTATCTTTCTGACAGGCTGAACTCTACTGTAATGGTATTTTTAATGCTCGGTTTGAATTTGTCAGGTTTATCGTAATCCTTTTCATCAAGGAAAGAAGCCACCATAATAACATTGTCCACGCCGAGTAGGTACGCATAAAGAGCCGCTTGTAGAGCGTAGTATTCAGGAATATCGCCTTGCCAATCCTCAGCTCTTTTTGTGGTTTTCATCTCAAGTACAGTATCAACTTTTCCATTTTCGTCTTTACCAAGATAATCCCACATTCCACCTAAGTGGGTGTTATCAGGGAAGAAGTCGCCCCAAGTTTTGTTGAAATAGTCTTTACCATACCTGTCCCCAGGAGAGATTAAATCCATTCCATAGGATTTTTTCATATACTCTGCTTGCTTTGGCTCTATTGTTTTCCCCGCAACGGTGTAGACTGTATCTTCAAACGGTTTCTCATAGGTCTTAGTGATTGTACACCACATTTCAAATTCAGTAGACCAAGGATTTAGCCCCAATATTGTGGCAAACCTTGTTCCTGTGATTTTCTTCGTTTTCTTCGGTGGTTCAATCTGAATACGATTGTCCTCAAGCCATTTAATTTCTTTCATTTTCTACCTCTTTTCTAAATTCAATTTCAAGTTCAAACACTGAGCCATATTCTATTTTGTTCTTGTAATACCTTTTCATAGGAAGTTTGGTTTTGGACTGAAAATCTCTTAATTTTCCCCAGTATCTTGGTAAATAGTTAAATATATTACGCAATTCCTTTTTATTTTTATTGCGACAACACCAACAAGAAACTCTATCCAAAATGTCGTATAAATCAACACCGTATTCTTCCCAATTCCATCCGTTATTTCTGCAATACTCCAGACAATCTTGCTCAGTCATTCCCCATTCGGCTAATGGTAACTTTTTATATGGTTTTCTTGGTCGTTCGATTCTTTTCTTCTCATCTGCTGCTATTCCGACATAACAAATAGTTGGCTCCGATTCACAATATTTATCCATAGCCCTTAATTTGTCCGTAGTTCCCCAGCGACATCTACCACCACACCAAGAATAACCTTTGTGAATTGTTCCATCTCTCGCTTTTACAGGAATATCGAATGCTTTTTCTTCAAAAGGAATAGGCGATTTCAAAAGAGTTGTCTTTATTTGTTTGTCATTACAAATCTTTACTAATTTATTCCAATTTTTATAAATCACATCAAACTCCATCCCTGTGTCATAAAAGAGAACTTCTGTAAGAGGGGTGTTCGTTTCAATTAGTTTTAGAACCATTGCTAAGGAATCTTTTCCACAAGAACACATTGCAATGTATCTCATTATTTTTCCTCTTTTCTGGGTTCTTCCACCATTTCAGTTACTCTTTCAATCAGCTTTTCACAATCGGCTTTACTGATGACAGTAAAGCCCTGAGTTTCGACCGCAATTTTGGCAATCATTTCTTCTTTACTTGGGTCAGCGTCTTTCAGCTTTTTAAGTACCGCCTTCAAACCTTTAATCTGTAATGGGGTAGCGTTGTCAGCAGGGACTGTCAGATTTTCTTTGATTTCTTCTCTCTTTTCAGGAGAAGCGGGGGTTTTGCTCTCAGTTGGGGCTGTTACCGGTTTACCAATATTTGCGTCAATGCTGTCACTTTCGCAGATGTCAAGAGTCATCATATAGAGGTATCTCCTCATATAAGTGATGGAAGAACCGAGTGCTTGCATTTCGTTAGTAGCAGCTTTACCCTCTTTTGAAATAATTGGCTGAATCTGATTAAATGGAGAAGCAAAGTCTATCGTTTCATCAGAATTGTCAGTATTGACAACGGTCATAATAGCCGTTGTATCAGTAAAATTAGTAATTGCGATAAGCCCAATTTCACTGAAAATTCTTGTAGCCGCTGGAACGATGTCATCAAGCTCGAAGTATTTGAAAGACAGGTGCATATTTTTTCCTGTTTTCTGAATATCTGCGTTTAAGAACAATTCCCTCGCCTTGATTAGTTTTTGGTACACATTCATAGTTTCAAAAACAGTGGTAGATTCAGTTGCTGTTGTAGATTTTTTTGTTGCCATTTGATTTTTCCTCCTTGTTTTCTTCTCAGGTTTAATCCCTAAGAAATCATTTATTCTTTTTTTAGCCATCTCAATGTAGAAAGTTTTATCTATATCGTTTATGCTCAATTTGTTATCGTTGTCGATGACACAATGCTCAGGTAGACTTTCAATCTTCGCTGTAGAATCGTCCTCATCTTTTACCTTGAAAATCTTTCCGTGTCTTTCGTCTTTACTTGCGTAAACACGGTTGACCTTTTGAACAGGAATTTGCTCATCGCCAACAAGATGATAGGCTTCACGATATTTCGCTCCTGCCTTTGCTATAATCTGAAACTCGAAAATGTCATTACAGTTTTCGATTGTTTCTTCCACCGGAGTACCATTGATGAAATACTCCTTCAATGCGGTTGCGACTATGACGCACGAGTTATTGATATTAAATGCTCCAACTGTTGAAATGCCTTTTACAAGATAGCCACCTTTTGATTTTGAAGTTCCGTCAGGTTGCACTTCTACATAATTGTTCACATCTTTTTGAGCGAGTTTGATTACGCTATCTTCTTCAAGTTCAAAACCTGTTCGCTTTTGCCACTCATCGCAAATTTCATTCACTCTGTCTAAGTCAGTACGGTCGCACTCGACCATAATTCCGTCTGTATTGAGCTGAACTATTTTGAGACTTTCAATGTCTTGGTACAAATGTTCTGCCAGCTCCAAAAGGAACAACTGACCTGTTATACAAACTGACCTACCCATAAGAGGGTCATAGAGGTCGTTATACTGATTGAGCAATGCTCCATAGGTCGTATTTACAACCAGCTTTAGAGCGTTTGCTGTAGCTTTATCTCCACTTGCCTTTGCTTTCATACGAGTTTCAAGCACATTCTCAAAGGTTTCCGCCGAAGGAATGTTCCTCGAAGTGTAACCGTAAATTGTCATCAAGTGAGGGTAGTAACTCGCCACATCTTTGTTCCTGATTACTCGACCATCTTTTTCCTCAAAGAAGTAATTAGGAATAGCGGCGTGTATTCCTCCGTATCCTATTACTCCCGGACAATCTCCAATTTGAAAAGTGAGTTTACCACTGAACAATTCCTTATCAGATATTGATGGGTCATACATTTTGTCAAAGAACTCAAATACTTCTGTTGGAATGTATTCTTTTTTCAAGTTCTCAGGATATTTATACTGTCTCTCGTCATCGTGAGGTTTCTTTGACGCTTTCAGCATTGAAGCCGTTACTTTTGCATTGGTTAAGCTCATCGCTTTGGCGTCAGGTAAATTAGCAAGTCTGCCTACTTGGATTTTGTTTTTGAGGTAGTCTTTTCTTATGTCAATTATTTTTTCAGTACAATCAACATCGTGTTTACAATAGAAGATGGTTTCTTCAAGTTCTTCCTTTGTTAAAGGTCTGTCGAGTGTAAAGTCCACTTTGCTTTCTTGTACTGATAGTCCAAGATGACCTTCGATTGATTTTAGAGATAACCCCATCTGCATATCATCTTTGATGTCCACATTTTGAAATCCGAAGTAAAAGCCTTGTAGTAAAGGACATTCCCAACCTTGACCACCCCTGATAATGTAATCATTCACTTGCTTGATTTCGCTTGGAGTAAGGTCAGCTGCAATCGCTTTGATGATGTATTGGTCGTAGTGTTTGCTGTTGAACCCAATGTATATATCATCAGAGAGAGCCATTTTTAGAGCTTCGTTGTCGTTGTGAATTACTGTATAAGCTCCGGTTTCTTTGTCTTTGAAAACTACAAGCCAGTCGTAAGAGAACACTTCACAGTCATAAGTGATTATTCTCATAGCCCACCTCCTAATAACTCATCAAGCCACTCTGAGCGAGTTTGAGGTGGTTTCCAAGTTTCTTCACGGACTGCAAAAGCATCTCCACACTGAATGATGTTAGGGTAGTTATCCATTGCCACTGACATAGCGTGTTTATCAATTTCATACGCATAGTAGGTAACATTAGTGAACCCCATTTTGTCCAAACAGTATCTACCTGTTGCAATTCCGTCATAGAGAGAGAGAACAATTATTTCTTCATCTCTCGATACATCTGAGAGAGCGTGGTTGAGTAAGTGTATGATGACCTCTGCCGTCCAACCGTTACCGAGAGCTTTGTAAGCTTGAGTTTTTGAAACAGCCTTACAATAACCATCAGGAAGCGTTTGTAATCTTTCGCATTCAGTAATAGTAAGTTTTCTAAAGATATAAAAACCATCTTCAAGTTTTAGTTTATGGAATCTTCCGTTTATCTCAACTTGTCCGTTTTTAACTTCTATTACCTTGTCGCTTTTATCATTGGGAACAGCGTAAAGCCCTGTTTTAGCCCCTCCTCCGCCTGCATTTCCTGTAAGAGTTACGCTCTTACCGTTTATTGAGTGTATTCGATTGCCTTGACTGTCAGCACCGGGAGAGCCGTCCATTTTCCACATAATTCCAACTTTTTCAATCAGAAGATTGTTGTCTACAAACGAGTTGGCTGTCATAGTAGGAGTTTTATTTGTTTTTATTCCACCGGGGTTATTACCACGAGGTCTCTGATAAATTACCGGCTCCGCCACCATTGTCCTCTGTTTCCGGTCAAGAGTATTACTTAGGGTCGCTCCGTTGTATGTTGCTGTTAAGCAATAGCTTTTTTCACTTTTTGACACATTTTCTCCGTCTGTCTCCAAAACATCTTTGAGTAAAATACCTCTATCAGCAGGTTGCTCAATTTCTCCGAAATTAGTAACATAAAACCTTTGGCGATTTTGAGCCGAAACCAATGCGGAATTGATATAAGTAAATCTTGCAAATGGGTTTGTTCCCACACCAAGTTCTTTCGCAATTTGTTCCTTAATCTCTTTGCTTGCGGACTTGTTGTTTTCATAAAGGAAGAAGTCCGGATTGAATTTGTCTTTTGCAATGAGGTAATTTCGAAACAATTCCCAACCTAAGCCCTCCGCTGTTGTTTCTCTGTTTCTTTGTGCTATAGACCAATGCGTGCAAGGAGAACCGCCAATTAGTAATTTTATTGCCATTGGTTTCAACCTCCTTCCACGAAGTAACAACCATTTTTCCGATAGGTCGTACATCTTTTCTTGTAGCTTTTTACGAGATAACCGATGTCATCTACGAAGTCATAAGCAATAGGTGCCGCTTTTCCCTCAAAAGTTCTTGCAATTCGTCCTATACTTTGAGTTATAACCGCATAATCTTTCTGAGGTGTTGTTAGAAATAATCTCTCAAGTCTTGGTATATCCAAACCCTCTTTTGCTAAAGAGTAAGTGGCAAATAGGTATTTCTTTTTGCCTGACCTCATATCTTCGATAGCCTGTTCTCGTTCGGCTTTACCTTTTTTGCTTGTCATCTTGCCACTTATCATTACTGCGTCCATCTGCGTTACAGTAGGTAAACGGGCGATTAAATCTTCTAAGTGTTCAAGTCTGTCCGAAAGTATCAAGCAAGAATGCCCTTCGTTTTCGAGTAGAGCGTTTACTATCACTCGCTGTCTATCTTCATTTTTAGTAAGATAGCCTATAAGTTTTGTGTAATTGAGAGTTCCGTCTGTATTGAGGGCTTCTCTGCTGATTTCAATACCTGTTCCGACCGGTAATATTCCGACTTTCATTATTTTGTCTGCTACCAATTCGTCAGGAACTTTATATGCAATTTCTCCGACAAGAGCGTATGTTGCTTTAATCATTCCGTCAGAGCGATGTACTGTTGCCGAAAGCCCATACTTATGCCTTGCAGATAAACTATTAAGCACTTTTTGATACTGAGTTATTGAGGTCGGACTTCCAGCAACTCTGTGAACTTCATCTGTGATAATTAAATCCCATTCGTGTTTATAGTTATCAAGGTTCAGTTTCGACATTGTCTGTATTGTTGCAAAAGTAATTCCTGACCCTATATTGACCTTACCTTCAGTAATAGTTCCGAGCAGTTTTTTGTCGATATACATTTCAGCTCTTTCTTTGCTTTGCTTAATTAAGTCAAGCGTATGACAGAGCCATAGGGTTTTTCTTTCAAGTTTTGTAGCAAGTGCTATCCCCATTTGAGTTTTACCGCTGCCGGCAGGGCTTTGTAGTATGCCATATTTAGCTTCTATCATTGCGTCTACTGCGATTTTTTGGTAATCATAGAGATTTACATTAGCGTTATATTTAACTCGCTCTATGGTGCGAAATTCGCTCTCAAATGAAGCGTTTTTCTTGACATCATCAGGGAGTGAAGAAAGAACTCCGAAAGGAAGAACAAATGTATCGCCCCTGATTTCATATAATGCAATGGTTTTTGGTGTATCTCCAAGCCAAAGGTGCATACGAGCTTTTTTCCCATACTCAGGATTTGCAATAGTTAAATTTTTTCTACACCACGCTTTTATCTCATTTGTGGGATTTTCAATTGTAAGAGTGTTAGATACTTTTATATTCAATCAAACACCTCCTAACAAACTGTCTATCCAAGAGGTTTTACTGACTTCATTCCCCCAACAATCAAACCCTTGTCGTTCTTCCCTTGCGTAGAGTTCTATTTTTTCAAGCGTAGGATATAAACGATTGATGATGTTGAAAGCCTCCTCAGGTTTTCTGCTATGCTTAGTGGCTTGCTCAGTAAAGACAGTGTGAATTTTTCCTCGCTCCTTAGTATCAACGGGTATTAGCTTACCCTTGTACATATAAAGCAAGTATTCGTGTCCATATCTAACTGTAAATGCCACCGGTATTCCTGTTACTTTATTCCAAATCATTCTTGCGTGTAGCTTATAACCTAACTCTTTAGCTATTTGCTCTGCTTCAAAAAGATATTTGTCAATCGTCCATAGAAACAGAATTGAGTTTTCGGAAGTTAGTTCACTTGCAACCTTTAAATGTTCTTTAATTTCTTCTAATGAACAAACAGGATAATCAAGAGGTTTTCCACTGCTATTTTCTCTAACAGCTTTTTTGCCACCTTTAGATTGTTTCCAAGGTGGGTCTGCAAGTATAAGGTTATAGTTTTTATTTGTATTAAAAATATCAACATACATTAGTTAAACCACCTCACAATCGAATCACCTTTATAACCTTTCTCCCAAATAAACCAAGCGTATGCTATTGCTGTCCCTGTTCCGTTTTTGTACTTTTCAAAATCCCCATTTTTAGCACACTGTAATCTACTCGAAGATACATAAATTACCTTTGGCGGATATTTATTAAATAATTCTCGTCTTGATTTACTTTCGAGAAATGTAAGTTTTAGAAACATTGCAATTTTCTTACCATCTGATACTACATCTAATGCCTTTTCTATAAATTCTTTTGCATATTTGTAAGGTGGGTTGGTAATAATATCCCCAAAATGAATTGGTTCTTTTATTTCTTGACAATTTAGAAAATCAATCACAAGTGTTCCGTTATAACCTCTGTCAATAATGTCAGATGACATAACTCTGTATCCGTGGTTTAGTAAAACTCTACTTATATGACCTTTGCCACAAGCCGGCTCCCATATTGGTGAGTTAAATTTCTCAAGTTCTAACAACATTTCAACTGCTTTTGGGTCAGTCGCATAGAAATCATTTTCTTCCCTGTCCTCAACGGAGTGATTACTCGCACCATTGCAAGTGAAAGTGGCTTTGTTGTTTCCTGTCCAGTCTTTTATTGACATATCAGCACCCACTTTTCAAAAGTCATTCCTTTATCAACTATGTCTGATAATGTGAGTACAGTTTTAAAGCTGTTGCTCATTTGCATTTCTTTTATATTTGCATAAGCCATCATAAAAACTTCATCGTCTATCAGAAAAGCGAACCAACCTGTTTTGTTTCTACAATCTCCCCAAAGTTCCATTGACAATTTTTGATTTTCCTCTATTCTCGAAAGAGGAAATTTGTTATCAGAGCAAACCTTAGCGTCAATCAGATATGGTTTTGAATTGATTACCGCTATGATGTCAGCGGGCTGTCCTGCTTGATTTTGAGCAAGATTGTGTACCCAAAAGCCTTTTTCAAACAGCAATTCACATAATGCTTGCTCGAAATCAGTTCCTAATTTTCTATTTGTAACCATAAATGGATAACACCTCCTTAACTTCTTCGTGGATTGATTCATCAGCAATATAATTAGCTAATTCTTTTATGCAATTTGTAAGGTCTTGAATTTGTGCTTTATAGAAATCCACATAATCTTTGCTAATATGACGCTCGATTTTACCCACAAAGGTTTCAACTGTTATGTCATTTAGCATTGATTTCCACCTCATATTTCTTCATCAAATCAAGTATCTTTTCACTGTATTTAGTAGAAGTTATTCCGTTATCCCAAGCCCTGTTTGCCCCAAAATCGCCCATATTGTAAGCCATCAATGCTTTGTTAAAATCGCCATCATATTTTCTTACATAACTTGCGATTACCTTTGTGCCACAGAACACATTCTGATAAGGATTAAGCATATCAGCCGCTCTAAATTCTTGATTTAACCATTCATGATTGATTTTGTTTAGTTGCATTAACCCATAATCATTAGTAGAGCTGATTATTTCAGGATTGAAGTTACTTTCGGTTTCAATCATTGCGAGAATCAAAGTGATAGGTACTTCTTCGTCAGCACATACTTCATACAGGTAGTCTTGTAAGCTATGAGATAGTGGGATATTGAAATGAAAGTTTTCCTTAGTGTCAGGTAGCCTTTCTGACGCATATATAGGAACTTCTACCGGCTTACTGACCGTTATTGTTTTATTTGGGGCAGTAAATCTTCCGATAATAAAAGCAACTGCTAAGAGAATCAATATGATAGTCCACGCTTGTATTACCTTCACTTTGTATCTGTTGAGTTTCGGTTTTTTAACCATTTTTGAAATTCCTCCTCGTTCTTTTCGTTTTCATAAAAATTTGTAACCACTTGAATCAATGGTCTTGCGAGGTTATAAATCTGAAAATCAGACAAGTTCGTTTTCTTTTTCAAGTAGTATTTTTTTACACTCAGCAAGAATTAGCTTTGCTTTTGGATAGGTATAAACTCCTCGAAGAATACTTGACATCATAGGTGGCTGAACTTCATAACCTCGCTCACGAAGTTCAATCATCATATCCACCTGACTAATCCCAAGCTCGCTCATTCTTTCTTTGACATTCATCTGCAATCCTCCTTTCTCCAATTCTTGAAGTATGAATTTGCCTTGACAAAAAGACGAATTATTGTTATTATTCTTATAAGAAATTTTTCGTAATAACTTCTCAAAAAGTGCCATTTTTGAGAGGCTGGTCTTTTATTGTCAATTCGCATATCCCGAACTTCTTGTTGTTATTGTAATTCTTATTATACGAATTGTCAATAGTAAAATTCTATTTTTACGAATTATTTTTGAAAGGAGGATTTCGATGTCTTTTAGTGATAATTTGAATAGAATTTGTAAGGAGCAAGGCACTACCCTAACAAGGGTATGTAAAGACCTCGGTATATCGACTTCTAAGGTAACTGCGATTAAAAATGGTTCTATACCAAACGAAGAAATGATGTTAAAATTTGCAAAACATCTTGCTTGTTCCGTGATGGATTTCTTCGCTGATGACGAAGAAGTAATTCCAATTAAACATTCAGACGCAGACGAAGAAGATATACTTCGTATTTATAGAACTCTATCTCGAAGAACCAAACACGAGTTTATGGCAATGGTTTATGAGTTTGAAAATAAGGTAGATACTGATATATAGGGGGTGGTCGTATTAAAGCTGTAATATACGCAAGATATTCGAGCCACAACCAACGAGAAGAATCTATCGAGGGGCAACTTAGGGAATGTCAAGAATTTGCATTGAAAAATGCTATAACAATAGTAGATGAATATATAGATAGAGCTATTTCAGGAAAAACAGATAATCGACCGGCTTTTCAAAAACTTATCAAGGATAGTGAAAAAGGTCATTTTGACGCTGTAATAATGTACACACTTGATAGATTTGCTCGTAATCGATACGATAGTGCTATATATAAAGCAAAGCTAAAAAAGAATGGCGTTAAAATCTTCTATGCAAAACAACCTATGCCCGATACACCTGAAGGAATTATTCTTGAGAGTGTACTCGAAGGATATGCCGAATACTATTCAGAAAATCTCGCAAGAAGTATAAAGAGAGGTCTAAAAGAAAATGCTTTACAAGGAATAGCTATGGGGTCTTTACCTCTTGGGTATAAGATAGGAAAAGATAGAAAATATGAAATCGAACCTGTGGGTGCAAAAGCAGTAGAGGAAATCTTCATTATGTATTCTGAAGGTAAATCAGCCACTCAAATAGTGAATTACTTAAACGAGCAAGGTTATAAGACCTCAAGGGGCAATAAATTCAACAAGAACTCTTTAGGAAGAATACTAAGGAACGAAAGATATATAGGAATATATACTCACGATGATGTTGTATTAGAAAACGCCATACCGCCAATAATAAGTAAAGAATTATTTAATAAAGTACAGGCTTCACTAAAACACACTTATTCGGCTCGTGCTAAAAATAAAGCAAAGGTTGATTACTTATTATCTACTAAGATTTTTTGTGGTCATTGTGGTAGTCCAATGATAGGAGAAAGTGGTACTTCTAAGACAGGAAAAATCCATAGATATTACAAATGTAATTGTAGAAAACGACAACATAAATGTAATAAAAAGAACGAAAAGAAAGAACCTCTTGAAAAGCAAATAGTACAATTTACAGTTCAGGAAATACTAATTTCTGAGATTATCGAAAATATTGTCGAAAGAGCAATGCAGATAGTAGAAAAAGAATTAAAAGACACATCTGTATTAACCGGTCTAAAAGACAGACTGAAGGAAACAAATAAAAAATTAAAAAATTTATTATCAGCCATAGAGCAGGGTATTTTTACAGAAACTACAAAAGATAGGTTAGAAGAATTAGAAGTTGAAAAAAGGACTATTGAGGGGCGAATTACTAAGGAGGAAATGAAAAAGCCACTCTTAACGAAGGAGCGAATTATCTTTTGGCTCGAATCGTTTAAGAATGGCGATGTGAACGATATAGAATATCAAACTCGTATCATAGATGCCTTAGTAAACTCTGTATTCGTTTATGACAAACCTGATGGTAGCAGGACAATCACTTGTACTTTCAATATTACAGGGAGCAACACCCTCAGTATCACGAGTTCGGATATTGAGGGTTTATCTCCACCAATAGTAAAATAAGAATGGCTAATTTCAATCAAAGTATTTGAAATTAGCCGTTTTTATATATTTTCTTATGTTGTTTGATGTTGTGTTTTTATGGTATTTTTCACTTCATAAGGTGTACTTAAGCTGTACTATATTAAAAAATATTGTCTAATCTATTTATGATATAGCAAATAATAGTAACTATGATAATTTCATTAAAAAAACTGAAAAAGGGAATGTATTCTTTTGGTCTAATGGTAGTATAAAAGAAATTTACAGCTCAAACTTTGAAAAAATATCCACTATGCAAGTAGATATGAGTTTAAGGTACAGTCCAAATTGCTTTGCTACAGATATTTTGATTTCGAATGTATATATTGTATATGACATACGATGTTTTAGGTGTATATTTAGTTGATTTCAAAAATAATCAAGGCGGAGAATTATCCGGTAAGCACTATGCAGTGCTTTTAAATGGCATTTCAAATGATGATACGTTTTTAGTTGCTCCTATTACAAGTAAAAAGGCTGGCAAAAAGTACATAGACGGTTTTACGATAGTTTGTACTAAATATCAGGAAAATCCAACATATGACAAAGCTTTTGTAAAGGTTATTAAGATACGTGAAATTCATAAAAGTAGAATTTATGGTAAAAAAATTTATGACTTAGATGATGAAGATATAGGGAAATTGAAAGAATCTTTTTTTAAGATTTTTAAGTTTTTAGTTTAGTCGCTTGAGAGTGCGGGTTTTATGCAATTATTTGTCTTTAGACACTAGACTTTAAACAGGTCTATTTTTTATGCAAAATAAAGGAGAAGAGATATGCAGTACATTAAAGATTTTTTATGGGGAACTTTTAATTACAAAGACAAAGGGATGTCAATTTGGAAATATCCAATTGTTGGAAAAAGCTTTGTAGATATGTGGTTTTGATTGTTTTCATATTTTGCGACTTTTGAAATTTTTGCATATGAATTATAATTTTATGTATAAATTTTCTATAAAGTACAAAGTATTTTGTCAGTAAAACTCAACTGCACCTTTTTAAACATAGTGATTTTTTTAAATAGATAATAGTATAAATTGATAATTTTAGAAATATACAATATAATTAAAGCAATAAAAATTATTCGTCATGCAATAACAAATAAAAATATAGGAAGTGAAAATTATGACAGACAACAAAAAGAAGTAGAAAGAACAGAACTACATAGAGCAATTTGGAGCATAGCTGATGATTTAAGAGGCAGTGTAGATGGCTGGGATTTTAAATCCTATGTAATGGCATGATGTTTTATAGATATATCTCAGAAAACATGACAAATTATGTAAATAAAGGTGAAATTGAGGCAGGAAACCCGGATTTCAACTATGAGGACATGACTGACGAAGATGTACAGGAGGCAAGAGCAGGGCTAGTAGACGAAAAAGGATATTTTATCCTTCCATCAGAACTTTTTTCAAATTTCAGAAAAAAAGCAAATGCAGACAAACAGTGGACACAAGAACATCTAAACGAATTTATAGAACAAGTATTTAAACATATAGAAGAGTCCTCAAAAGGTCATATCAGTGAGCATGACTTTGTAGGCTTGCTAGATGACTTTGACGTAAATTCTAATAAATTGGGAGCTACAGTTGCAAAACGAAATGACAAGCTCACTAAACTACTAAATGGCGTAGGCGAAATGAAACTGGGCGACTATAAAAATAATACAATAGACGCCTTTGGAGATGCGTACGAATATTTGATTACAATGTATGCGTCCAACGCAGGAAAATCCGGAGGAGAATTTTATACACCACAAGAAGTTTCAGAACTACTCACAAGAATTGCAGTAGTGGGAAAACACGAAGCCAATAAAGTATATGACCCAGCCTGTGGGTTTCGTGTCATAATAATGACACAGGCAAATAGTCAAGTAAATACAAGGGTTTTAGAACTTCTACCAAAGTTAAAAACTAAAAAATTAAGTAGTTGTTGTGCTGTTTAG